TCTGTGGGCAGGTAGAGTGGCAGCAGATTATAAAGTTTCTCATGTAATATGTATGGGTGATTTTTGTAGTATGGATTCTCTATCTAGTTATGATAGAGCAAAAAAATCCTTTGAAGGTAGAAGATATCAAAAAGATATGGAGCATTCGCATCAAGCACTATCTTTATTTAACAAAGGACTAGGTAAACACAAACCTAGAAAGATTATGATACATGGCAATCATGAAGATAGGATTGATAGATTTGTAGATGATAATCCAGAACTAGATGGCACATTAAAAATTAGTGATCTTAAATTTAAACAGTATGGTTGGCAAGAAGTTCCGTATAAACAAATGAAGATTATTGATGGTATATATTACTCACATCATTTCCCATCTGGTATTATGGGTTCAGCTATATCTGGAGAAAATATTGGTAGAACTCTTTTGACAAAACACAAAGTTTCTGCTACAGTGGGTCATAGTCATTTGTTAGATTATGCTATATCTACATTACCAAATGGTAAAAAGATACATGGATTATCTGCAGGATGTTATCTAAATCATACAGAGCATTTTGCTAGAGATACACAGCATATGTGGTGGAGTGGTCTTATACTTAAAAGAGAAGTAAAAGATGGTAATTATAATATAGAAACAATTGATATTAAAACTATTAGGAGAGAATATGGTAAAAAATAAAAGAACATATCTTTATAAAAAAGATCATAGTCACGATATGTCATACGAGAATGAGATTAGTTATGATAATGTAAATGCACCTGCACATTATCTACATGGTAGAAAAGAAACTATTGATGTTATTAGTGATTGTATGACTGATGATGAGTATCATGGATATCTAAAAGGTAATATATTAAAATATGTTTCTAGATATAAATTTAAAGGTGAGCCTTTAGAAGATTTACAAAAGGCACACTGGTATTTAAATAGACTAATACAGGAGGTTAAATGACGCATGGTGAAAAAATGGCTTTACTTGGTAAGATAAATATGTTATATGAAGTTACCTTAGAAATACAAGATAAAATAAATAAATTAACTAAGCAATTAGAGGAGGCAGAGAAAGACGATGGGACAAGTAAAACAGGCAATAATTGAAGTAGAAGATTTTGTAGCAGGTTGTTTACGTCAAGGTAGAACGTTAAATCAAACCATACGAGATGCCAGAGAATCTTTGGCAGCAAAAACTAATCCTTATTTTGATGATGAGGAACTAGTAGAAAACAAATACTACCAATTTAAAGGAGCAGAGTAATGAAAGATATATTTATGAGTGCCTTGAAAAAAAAGTATGAGGCAGAGGTAGATGTAGCTAAAGCTACAATAGAAGTATATCTACACAAAGCTGTAGGTATTGGTGAGCATCCACAGTTTGTTGAAGAGATAGACAAACAATTAGAAATAATAGGATGTTCATTAGATAAATTAAAAGTGATAGATAAATTCTATCCTAATGAAGATGATATACCATTTTAATAGGAGGATAAATGGCTGAAGAAAAACAAAAAATACAGCAAGCAACACCTAGAACATATTTCATAGGTTCAGAACAATTAATGGATATTATGAGATATTTAATGACAAGACCATACGGTGAAGTTGTTAAGTTAATGAACTCCCTATCAACACTTACACCTGTAAATTCTAATGGGGGTAAAGATGTCGGAAAAAAATAATTTAGATAAGTATACTGGTATATTATTTGAATTAAAAATTGGTCTTAATAAAGACAATGCTATTGTAATTGACTATGGGGGTAAACCTGTAGGTAAAATTAGAGAGGCATTAAAAGGTTATCCCTATCATGGAAATTTGTGTGCTGCAGTAATTAATCATGCAAATTCTGTGGGTAGGAAACTACAAGAAGATATAAAACAATTAATACAAAAGGTATAATATGGAAAAAAGAAATATAAAAGAACTTATAGAAAAAGAAGCACCTAACTTAAATAATTTATTAGAGGCAGAAGATGTATCTATATTTAAAGAAATGACAGATGAGTTAAGAGATACATGGACTAAAAAACAAATGTTTAGAACAGAAACAGAGATGTCATTTTCTGTATTAAATGATGCAAAATACCCTACAAAAGCTGCAAAATACTGGCAGTGTGTTAGAGAGCAAAATGTTTTTTTAGAAAATTTAATGTCTTTATCTTTTGATTACAGAAGAAATGATGTTAAGATAAAAAGGCTAGAGCATAAATTAGAATCTGAAGATGATCCTATTAAAAAAGAATTACTTCAAATAGATTTAGATGAAAAAATTTATAGTAGAGCATCTATGCAACTCGTTGCAAGAGATAGAATGAGAGAAATAAAACTATGGTCTAAATTTAAAAAAAAGTTTGATGATGGATCTTTTGATACTAAAAATGTAAATACGCATCAATTACATTCATATCATTTAACTATGAAAAACAAAGCTGAAACTTTAACTGAAGGTTCTTCACAGCCAGAAGTATTTAATGTATTAGGACAATTGCAATCTATTGAAAGAATAAAAAAAGAAACAGGACAATTACAGCATGATAAAAAAAATAAACTTACACACGAACTTGGAGCAAAATCAGAATAAAAAATTATTTTTTTTAATAGCAATGCCAAGGTCGGGTAATACTTTATTTGCAAGTGTTATGAATCAAAATCCTAAAATAGCAGCTACACCTAACTCTATTACATTAGAGATAATGAAAGATTTGTTTTTGTTAAAAACTACAGATGTATTTTTAAATTACCCAGATCATAAGTCTTTAGATAATGTATTAGATTCTGTTTATGATACTTATTATAAAGATTGGCCTCAAAAAATAATTATAGATAGAGGTCCTGTTATGACAACTTCTAATTTTGCGTTAATAAAAAAACATTTTAAACGGCCTTTTAAATGTATTGTATTGTTACGAGACTTAATGGATGTTTTAGCTAGTTACATGCAATGGTATACAGAAAACCCAGATTCTTTTATTAATAAATATGGTTGTAAAAATGATGAAGAAAAATTAAGTATGATAATGAATAACAAAGGTGCTGTTGCAAAAGAATTAGAAGCAATAAAAAATGCATTTAATTATCCTGATATATGTCATTTTGTTAAGTATGATGATTTAGTTGCAAGACCTGAAGAAGAGATAACAAAAGTGTATAAGTTTATGGAAGTTCCATATTATAAACACAGATTTGAAGACTTGAAACAAGTAGAGGTTAATGGTATAAAATACAACGATACTATAGTAGGAAAGAATATGCACACAATTAGAACTGTTGTTAGAAAGGTAAATAATCCTTATATTAATAAAATACCACAAAGAATAAGAAAAAAATATGAACACATCAGATTTTAATTTTGTATTTTTAGGTCAATCAGTATTAAAATATCAAGTGCCTTTAGATATTTATAATATTATTAATCATATTTATGAAACAAAATATCCAGACCTAAAACCTGCTAATAAACAATTAGTAGGTAAGATAGAAAAAGAACATAGTTTATTTTTTGATGGCCCACTAAATGATAAGATGACTGGACATAATCATTTACCACAAAATGTTTTGCAATGGTTTTATCAAAAATTTAATCATTATTTACAATGGAACAAAATAATACAATATAAATTACACCTTAATTCTGTGTGGGTAAATCAAATGTTTGAACATGAATATAATCCAGTGCATGTGCATCAAGGAGCATTGTTTACAGGTTTATCTAGTGTTATGATTTTAAAACTACCACCTAGTTTTGGTATAGAATATTCATCACCAGATGCACCACAAAATGGTAGACTACAAATTTTAGGATCATCAAGTGGTATGTTTGCAAATGTAGATTATCAACCAGATATAAAAGAAAGAGATTTTTTTATTTTTCCGTATGACATGAGACACACCGTTTATCCATTCAATGGACCAGGTATGAGAAGAACGTTAGCTGCAAATATGGATGTGGAATATAACCCAATTAAAAATAGAGGAGTAAGTTAATGTACGAAAATAGACATATTACAGAACCTAAATGGAAGAGTTGGATTGTGCAAACAACTACACCATTATTTACACCTGAACAATGTAGACAGATTATAGAAGCAGGTAGAAGACAACCACCTAAACAAGCACAAGTAGGTATGGGTAAACCAGGTGGTGGAACAGATACAAAGAAAAGAGTCACAACAATTAGTTGGATACCATTCAAAGAAATGGGACATATGTATCGTGATCTTAATAATTTTATACAAAAATGCAATGAAAATCATTTTGGTTTTGGAGATATACAAGTTACAGAAAATGCACAGTTTACAGAATATCCAGAAGGAGGATTTTATGATTGGCATATGGATTGTGATGTAAATATGGCTCACGAACCACCTGTTAGAAAAATATCAATGACACTATTACTAAACCACCCTTCAGAATTTGAAGGTGGTCATTTAGAATTAATGTCTCCAGGTAAATTTGGAGAACTAAAACAAGGTCATGCTATTATATTTGCATCTTTTTTAAATCATAGAGTGCAGCCAGTAACACGAGGTATTAGGCAATCATTAGTAGTTTGGTTTGGAGGTAAACCTTTTAGATGATTATAGAAAAATTTTTTCCAACATTTATTTATGCTAAAGATGTTGAGTTAGATAATAATAAATTAACACAAGACATTATTACTTGGTCTAATAAAGATCCAGGTATTTCTAAAACAAATATTAAAGGATGGCATTCAACTACTGACATGCAAACAAAATATGAATATCAGCAGTTAGTTCAAGAATTATTAGAAATGCAAAAAGAAATATTTATTAATGAACATTTAGATAGATGTCCTATATTAGGTAATATGTGGGCTAATATAAATCCACCAGGTAGCATGAATAATCCTCATATACATCCTAACTCTTTGTTTTCTGGAGTGTATTATATAAAATCTCAACAACAATCTGGACGTTTAAAAATATATGACCCTAGACCTGGAGTGCAAACTATTATGCCAGTAAGAAAACCAGGTAATCCTGGTAAAGATTTATGGAGAGAAGCATATATTGATCCTATACCTGGTAGAATTATAATGTTCCCTTCATGGTTGTGGCATTCAGTTGAAGAAAATAAATCAACTGATATAAGAATATCAGTAAGTTTTAATTTTATACAAAATGGTTTTCAATAAATATCAAGTAATTAAAAATGCAGTTAGCTACGAGTTAGCTAACTTTATATTTAATTATTTTTTGCTAAAAAGAGATGCTGTTGATTTTATGTATAGAAATAATATTACCTATGATAATGGTATGTTAGGAACTTGGACGGATCAACAAATTCCAAATACATATTCACATTATGCTGATCCTGTTATGGAAACATTATTAATGAAAGTATTACCTAGAATGCAACAAGAAACAGGTTTAAAATTAATTCCTACATACTCATATGCTAGAATATATAAAAAAGGTGATGAATTAAAAAGACATAAAGATAGACCCTCTTGTGAGATATCTACCACATTAAACTTAGGTGGAGATCCATGGCCTATATTTATCGATGGTACGGGGGCTGACAGCGTCATAGATGAGTATAAAAATATACATAAGCCCAATGCACCCAAAGGCACTAAAGTCTTGCTTAATGTGGGTGATATGTTAGTATATAGTGGCTGCGAATTAGAACATTGGAGAGAACCTTTTGAAGGGAATGTCTGTGGACAGGTATTCCTTCATTATAACCATGTAAATGGTCCTTTTGCTGATACAAATAAATTTGATGGCAGACCTCTACTAGGTTTACCTAAAATATAATGAAAAATAAATTAAAATATTACTTTTGGCACAATCCACTAATGTGTAAATTTGAAGGTTGGATTGTAAGTTTAAGTAGCTGGATTTGGACAAAGAGATGGGGTGATCGTTCATTCTATCAAAGGTCCAAAAAAAAAGACACCTAGAGTAAAACTCTAGATGTCTTGTGTTGCCTGTGTGGGGGAGTCTATATGGCTCCCCTTTTTATTTTAGTGTATTCATCTGATTCATTATAGGTTTTCTTCTAGGAATCAGCATATTTTCTGTCTCTATTATTGGTTTAATTCTATCATTATATACATTTGCTAAAAAACTAGGATAGTCTGTTCTTTCTGCGTATGGACTCATACCTTTAAACATATCTTCTACTTTTTCTGTAGACTCCATAACACTTTTATATCTGTCATCTGTAGTGATTAAAGATAAAAAAGATCTTATACTAGCTTTACTGTCAGGAAAACTAGCTATATTGACACCACCTGTAGTAGTAACAAAATCTTGGTCACCTATTGGTTTCATTCCAAAATAATTATTACCTTTTTTAGCTGTTGGTGCACCTTTAAACTCAAAATTACCAGTCTCTGCAGCAGCTACTGTAGCGATAAATCCTATAGGTACTTTCCTCTCAATAGAATCCTCAGGATATTCCTGACGAACCTCTTCTATTGCTTTCATAAAATCTTTTGTATTTTTTATATCAGCCATAGCAATACTACATATAATTAAACTAGCAATTCCAAGCCCTAAGAGCTTTATTAATTCTTGAATTTG